ATCACCACCCGAGACCGCAGCCCACACCTGGGAGGCGCCGTTCGATAGACTAGCGGGAGGCTCGAAGATCAGCGGTGTATTGACGGGACCTGCCGCTGCACCCGTATTGGGGGAGTAACCCGTCGAGGATTGGGGAACCATTCCCGCGGTAAGTGAAACCGACGGTTGAAGTTCGTTAGCCTCAATGGTGAAAGAGTTATCGTCGTTCTCAGTGATCTTTCTGATCTCAACTAAGATAGTCCCCAGTTTGGGATCAGTTATCTCGATGATATCCATCGCCTCGAGTAGAGTATACTCAATACCCAGGGAGAAGGTTATGGTATTACGGATATAAGCGCCTCGCTTACCATAGAGCGTTACGCAGACACCCGCCATGGTCATGTCAGTAACTTCGTTTGCGGTGAAGTCACTATCCTGACGAAGACCGTATTGGTCTATGAGACCTTGATCCTTCCACGGGGCCGGGCCTTGATTATATTGCTTATTCCGATCACTGATCAGGAAACGCAGTGAGTTCTTGCAGTCTTCCGGTGCGGTCCTTGCTACGGTAACAGGATCTTCGCCGGAAGATATGTAGTCCTCATCGCTGAGACTATACAGGGGAGTTATGTTAGGGTTATAGGTAACTCCATGAGCGGTGAGAACACCGTACGCCTGTGGAATAAACCTTAGGTCATATCCTGTCCACACCACTGCCGTATTAGTGATCTTTGTCCATCGATCAAGAATACTACTTGCATCCTCGGGTTCCGACAGTACGGGAGATAGTCCCCATCCCATCGCCCTGCAATAAGTCTGATAGGATCGGTCGCCCGTGGTTGTTGCTGCAGCGGTGGAAAGCAGACTGTCCGTATTGATCGAGGACAGCGGGAACAACACGCCGTAGTGGACGTTAGTTAAGAAATCCTCGACAACTAGAGCACAGTCGGCATCATAGCTATTGGAATATCCCGTACCATATAGAAGTGAATTAACCTCGTAGCTAAACTGAGGCAGAGAGGCGCTATCGCCTAAGTCATAGTTAGCGGAAGCAAGATAAGCCACACCTCGATAATTGAGGGCGGCCTCAGGATGCTTTGAAGATAAGTATCCCCAGGGGTCTTGTGTATAGCTGCCGTCAAATAGGGTGATACCCAAGCTAGCGAGGGTGCTCGAGGTATCCTGATCCTTCCACACCCGACCGATGCCGACGATGGGACCCTCGCACAGGGCCATCTGAAAAGATGCGGAATAGGTGTAGGTTACACTCTTACCACCGCCCTTACCCGCCTTCTGCTTGTGCTTGTGAGAAGCGAAGTCGCCATACCAGATAACGTTCGGAGCAAAACGATTCTGGCCCCAGGAGATAGTCAGACCAGCATCCTCCGAGGAGGTCTGGATTTGAACCCCGCTATAGGAGGGTTTGGTATGGTGTTTCTTACCGGTGAAGAAACTCATTGACTATTCCTTGGGATATAATGCCTCATCGGCCTGACCGACATAGGCGTATTGATGATGGATACTTCTTCAACCATCTCGGACGGTTGATACGAGTGGATGATCCTCGGCCATTCGGAAACTATCGCACCGTGGCTGTAGACCCTACCGACCCGGAACATAAGAACATCGCCGGGATTAGCCGTAAAGTCTATCCGATCTTTTAGAGGAAGTTCGGTATCCTCAGGTGCTCTGTCAAAATACTTCTCGATAAGTTGAAGATAAAGATCGACGTCTCGATGAAGGTGCCAATCGGAAGTATAGTATCCGGGATCGAAATCTTCTACATATCCCGCGGCAGCAAAGCAGGCTACAAGTAGCTGACCACAGTCGACGCCGGCTCCCTTGACCCGAGCCATATGATGATAGGGCGTACCGACCCAGCTACGAGCCTCGGCAACGATGTCAGATGTTAGCGTCATAGTGCTGTCTCTGCTGTGGGGACAAAGGGGAAGCCTTGATAGTTTGGCCTATTGTTGAAGTCGTTGCACCTGGCGTAGGTTCGATTACACCCGGGATAGGCTTTAAAGTTCATTCCCACAATTGGGATGGACTCGAGGGGAGATGCTAGATAAAGAACACCCGTATCAACCCTATCGATGGTCCTAACAATAGTCACGCCGCCGGCATCTTCAATCTCGATCGTTCCCAAGGCAAATCCCGAATTTGCACCGGACCAATAGATCGTGTCTATAGTAGACCCCGACTCAACAACACCCGCTGTCTGATAGGCTAGTTTATATAACCCACAGCCCGGATCAAATAGAGTATGGAGGCAAGTCGCCTGCATCAACTTGCGAGGCATCGGAGTGTTGAGGAGAGCTAGGTCAGACTTAACCTTCAGCTGTGCATTAGACCTGCTGAACCGGTCTATCGAGCTGACCTTTCCCACGAACATGGGAACACCGCCTACCCAGGGAGATATCCAATCCTTCCTGAAATACCTATCCCGACGAACTGTTGCACCGTCGAACCGTCCCAAACGAATAGCCTGGGAGAAGGGAAGTCCGGGAATATAGGTCAGCGTTTCGGGAAATGCGAGATTAAGCGTTTGCTCATCCACTTCAACCCCGACTCCCATCTCGGTCCTGATGCCTGAGAGCTGAACCTGGCGAGAGGTGAATACCACTGGTCCTGCTGCACCATCAACGGGGATCTGTATGTCCACGTCCTTCTGGGCAGTGCTGTATCGACGGACCCCCTGATCCTTAGTGAGGATCGTATAAGCTTCCACAAAGATAAACTCCCTTGTTGCCAAGAGAGTTATTAGGTCTGACTCAGTAAACCCGGGTTGCGGCGTAATGGGCCTCACGATACCATGCTCCTTAGAGTCACCTGATCAAACTCATAGAGTTTATCCATGAATTGATCGAAGTCTGCTTCGTCCTCCTTAAATCTACAGATATAAGCATAACGGAATGTTGCAGTGATAGTGGCACCTGCGAGGGGCGCAGAAGTAAAGGATAAGGTATTGGGCAAGCCTACAGAATAATCGGTAATGGGGATAGCTTCCCATTTATAGTCGATTACCACCGTCTGGCCATCGCGTCCCGCGTTGAAAGTAAAGGTGGATCCAGACTGGTGATATTCCCCCATTGCCGGTGAAGTGCTAGAAGTAGCTGTTAGGATGGTAGCACCCACCTTAACTGTATAGAGCTCCATAACTGCATGAGGAACAGTTACGGTATGGGTGCCTGAGATAACGAGGGATGTCTGATCACGGACGTAGACGTGGAGGTCCGAGGTTGTATCTACGTATCCCACAGGCTCCAGCCAGGAACCCCATTCCTTAACGAACGGAAAGCTGACAGCAGACCCGGTGCCTGTTCCGATAAGACCATCCACGACATTCTGGTCACCCCTCTTGTAAAACAAGAAGGTCTCGAATGAACCCTTCCTTGCAAGAAAGAACCCAACGATCTTCTTGTAATCGGAGTCCTTCTGCGGAGAGTCCGGAAGATAGTCATACGAGAGAGTAAATTCCCACAGGGGATTTTCCCAATAGGAGGTGCGGGTCTCTCTACCGGACGTATGAGACTGGACACCCGTGGAGAACATGGGTTTCTGGGATACGGGAAAAGAGAGACCGATCAAGTCGGGGTAGGGTTCTGTGGACATGATAAGCTCCGAAAGATCGACAGTTTCCCATTCGAGGAGGTCAGTGATATACTCAGAAAGAAACTTAGTAGTCCTCATCCGTGGGCCGGGATAATCCCACAAGTGCTCCGCAAGACTGTAAGTAACCCTTAGTCGGGGACTTGGATAGTCCCACAGGTGTTCGCCGAAACTAAAGGTTGATCTTAGGGAAGACTGGGAGTCCTCCGCCCTTTCGTTTAAGGTAAAGGTTACCCTCATTGGCATAGTTATGCACTCTCAGCAAGCTTGGGGCCGGCTTGAAGAGCATTCAAATCACTGTTAGTCCACGGGACCGCGGTGTGAGGATTGCTACTCCATATACCATAATAGGTATCATACCCGCTCGACAGACTGAAGTGGGGTGACTCGTATTCGACTCCTCCCGTCTTCATAATAAACGACCCCTTAAGCTGGGTAGCGTTATCTTGGAGGAAGGTTCCTCTTACCTGGACACCATAGATATTTCTAGCAGCAGCATTAGCCTGGAGTGCGTAAAGGTCATAATTTCCCACAGTTGCTGTGCTGTCGTAGATGCCCGTGCTGAGGGAAGGATTAATCTGAGCCTGCCAATTAGTTGCCGCCCCTGTGGGAGTTAGCTGCGTTATGTCACCCGGGCCCGAAGGATTTTGAAGCCTAACTCGAACATTCCCCAGGTAGTCGTTAGCCTCAGTCCCCGTCGTAGTGAGGACATATAGATCATCCCACCGCATGTTGGGAGACTCGCCGTGAGCGTACCATCTCATAACATTCCAGGTTGAGGCCCCGGCGGGGGAGAGAGTCCCGGTATAGTCGATGACCAAATCCGTGTTTATTCTTACCCTTACTCGACCTGTTCCCGCACCGCTAATAGTAAACTTAATGTCGATATAATTCCAAGCAAACATGACTATAGCACCCGGAGCAGACCGGGCCAGTACTGTTCCGTCGCTTTTTATAAGGAGCAACTCCCCATAAGAACTACAGGCAATCCCGAACTTAGCAAAGCCGTCTCCCGAGTTCATTATACCGAAGGAACAGTTAGTCCCCCAACCGCCCCACGCCATTCTCATTCCGATGACGGTCTCATCGGAGATACCAGAGGCAATCGAGGGAGGCATAAGATCGAGGTAGTAGTTGGTGTAATAAACTCCGCCTCCCCACAGCTCTATACCTAGTCCCCCGAAGGCTCCCGCTATAGTCCGAAAGCCGTCGGTAACGTTGTAGTAATTCATGGGAAACAGGAGGGAGCCATTGATGGTGGTGCCCGCTGCAGGGAGATAGTCAAAGCTATCCATGTAGAGGAGAGTCATAGGTTATTTACTCCCAAGAGCCAGGCTACCATTGCGTACCTGGTTCCTTATCCATTTTCTCATGTGAGCCCCTTCACGATTAAGGATATCTTCCAATCGAGCGGGCTGGTGAGTATGCTGCGGCTGATAGTTGAAGTTTAGGTTATTCCCACCGCTGTTATTAGTTGTCTGATTACGAGCCTCAGAACCCGCATACATCGCACCTGTGCGAAGACCGCTGCTGTTGCCGGGAGACTTCAGCGATTGACGTAAGGGCTGAGCAATCCAAGCGGGAAGGATCATCTCCTTCTTGTGGACCATCGCCATCTGGTCACCCGGAACCTCGCCCCAACCGCCGGCGGCTGAAGCAAGAGGCATGAAACTCATGATCGACGCCAGCGCAGCAGCGGCGGCGCCCGGAGCTAAGGCGGGACCGACGATAGGAATAGCTGCAGTGGAGGCGAATGCTGCTGCAGCACCTATACCGGCTTCTGACAGGACCTGGGAAACGCCCAAGGCGGACTGACCGGCCTGAGTTGCCGCAAATCCCGCAAGCGCCATACCCGTCCGAGTGCTGATCGCCGCACCTGTGGCGGCGGTCTTTCCGGCCTCCGCGGCAGTATGACTTGCAACATCCGCAGCGTTCGTCGCCTGGGCTATGCCCTTCATGAATAGGTGCTTGATAGCCCAGTTAGCGGCCATCTTCAAACCAACATCCACAAACTTGAAGACGATCTGGTCGCCTATCTGGATCATCGCTTCCTTAAACGTGGCAGATCGAGTCCACAGACTCTGGAATGCCCCTGACAAGGAACTGGTAACCGCATCGCCAATGCTTCTCAGCTTGGCAATTGTTATCATAGCGGTTTGCTGATTTAGTTGGGCAACGTTGCGGGTGTATCCCGCCTGCATTTCCTTCATTCTACCCAGGTGAGCTTCCTGAGTAGCTTCCAGCTGACTGTTGAGTTCTTGCTGACGGGCGAGGGTCTGACCAGGGAGGTCTCGCTCTGCTTCCATCTCCCGAACTTTCAGGGCATACATCCGGTTCTCGAAGTCCACCTGCTGAGCATATTCCTGATCGAGCAGGCTAGCGCGTTCCTTCACCGCCTGACGTTCGGTAATTAGACCGGCCGACTCTTTAAAGCCGACTACGTCCTGTTTCTGACCCTGCTGCTCAGACTGAACTGCATTAGCGCTGGTGAGCTTGGTTTCGTTGATATCCTCCTCGTGCTTCAGTCGAGAGATGGCATCACGGAGCTCTAGGTCAGCATAGCGTTTCCGCATTGCCTCCTTTGCCTGAAGCGATTCTTGATATTGCTTTGAGTCTTCGCCGTAAGCATTCTTAAGGATAGCAAGTCTACGATCCTCGAGAGCATTGATCTCCGCGATCTGCTGCTCATTGCTCTTCGAGGTGTCATCTTGAATGGTCTTTATCTGAGTATCAACTGCTTCCACCAGTCTGTTAGCTGATCGCTGACCAGCAGTCTCAAGGTCTTTAAATCCCTGCTGTTCGGCCTTCAGCGTATCAATCGGGAAGATACCCTTTGTGGGATCCACAGGCTTGCCGTTGATGCGGACCTCATAGTGGAGATGAGCGCGAACCCCTCCCGTATCTCCCGACTTAGCGAACTCTTCGCCCTTCTCTACTCGCTGACCCTTCTGAAGACCTTCCGTATCCGAAAGATGAAGATATCGAGAGGTAACACCGGCACCGTGAGATAATATCACATACTTGCCCATGTCGGGACTGAAGCCCACAGCCTCGACCACGCCGACCTGAGGTGCCTTGACTGATGTTCCCACAGGGACACCGATGTCTATACCGGCATGGTTGGTGGATCCCAGCTTACCGTTAGGTTTCTCGGGAGCAGTCCGCTTACCGAAGCCCGACGTGATCGGACCATTTACGGGCATTGCGTAGCTAGCAGTTTCTTGATTGCCCTGTCTTTTTGCTTCGGTGATAGCCTTTTGCTCAGCCCGTTCCTGCTGCAAAGCTCGAAGATACAGTTGCTGAGCCTGGAGTCGTGCTTTATCGAGAGCGGCTTTCTGCTGCTCCAGGGGAATATGTTGGCGGATCCACTTATAGGTGTTTCGGGCAGCTTCGGTAATGCGCTGCTGGGTCTGCTGATACCGAGTCTGGGCTTGGGCCATCTCGTCAACTTGACCCTCGGCATCTTTTAATGCCTGAGTGATGCCCAGTTCCTGATCACTCTTAGTAAAGCCGTCCCACACCTTCTTCAGGTCGGTAAGCTTGTTCTTCGCTCGATCAAGTGCATAGCTGACACTAGCGATGGCTGCTGACTTGCCTTGATCGGTGATAGGTTCTTTCTCGAGACGGTTTAGCTGATCGGTCAGGCTAGCAACTACCCTAAGTTGGGCGGAGTAGTTTGCATAAGCTTCGGCTTTATCGTTAGCGATAGCCGCTTGCTTGATGTTGAGGTTCTCACGCTCAGTGTTGTTCGCGTTAGTCTGCTCTTTAGCAAACTCCTTGACCTTATCGATTAGGTCCGGGAGTTTAGCGGCACGAACAGACTCAGCGTCCGTCAGATCAAGGGTGGATTTGTGAGCATCCTTGTTTGCCTTGAAAAGCTGATACAGGACTAGGACAGCAGCAAGACCGGCCTGTACCCATACACCGCCGAGCACCGAGGCGACGGCACCGGCTCGACCACCTAGCATGGACAGTGCAGAGGCAGTCTGACCGCCCTGCTGTGCGAGGATCACAAGGGGATTGATACCGGAGGCAATCGATGCAGCAACGTCCTGCATCTGATATCCCAATTGGACATTCACGCTATTCATCCGCCCGAGTGAGCGGGTATTGATGTCCATCTGAGCTTTTGCTTGACGTTGGATGGCGATCCACTCACCCTCCGCCAATCGGTTCTGCATCAGTAGCGCCGTTGCCCGAGCCATGGTCTCGTTGTATCGAGTCTGGGCAGCATAGGTCGGATCAATGGCGGACCGGAACTCGTGAACGGCTGCGGCTGCATCCCGATCAGCACGAGCCTGGGCTGCTGTGGCAGTTGCTGCTTCTCGAGTTGCTACCGCGGCATCTTTCTCGGCCTGACGCTTTGCCTTTGCCGCGGCGATTGCAGCCTGGGCCGCCTCTCGAGCATCGGCAGCTTGCTGCTGGCGAACCTTCCGCTCTTCTGCGGCGATGGCTTCTAATTGAGCTCCCTCCTGGCTAGCGATGTCGCGTTCCATCGCAATGATGCGATTGCGAGTTTCCTCAGCTAGCTGAGCACGACGCTGAGCGAGCGCTTGGGCGCTGGCGGCGATTTGCTGCGATGATGCTGCGGCGGCCCGAGCTGCGGCGGCCTCAGCCTCCTGAGACAATCGCGCCAGCATGGACTGGGCGCGGGTGATATCATACTGAAGCTGCTTGATCGATCTGCCGCTGTCCACAGATCCGGGTGCCACAGGGCCGACAGCCCGTTGAGACACTGGCCGGGATGCTCTTGCTGCATCGGCGGCAGCTTGACGAGCCAGCTGAGCAGATAGCTTGATTGCCGCCCGCTCCTGAGCTTCGAGCCTTGCCTTCTCTGCCCGCTCCTGACGTGCTGCGGCAATTGCAGCCTGCGCTGCCTGACGTGCCGCTAGCGCTTCAGCCTGTGCCGCCGTACGAGCAGCTGCTGCCTGTTCAGCTTTCTGGCGCTTAGCGTCTTCTGATGCTGCACGAGCTGCGGCACTGTTCCTGTTGATGGACTGGACCTGTGCATCCAACTCAGCCCGGGCAGCGGCTGCAGCGCGTCGATACTCTTCTTGGCCAATACGGTTAGCTGCAAGCAGCTTCTCCGCATCAGCCAAAGACTTGTTGTATCGCTCGGTCGCAGCGAAGGTCGGATCAATAGCACCCCTGAGACGTTTAAGAGCGGCGTCAAGATCACGCGCTTCTTTCGTCACCGAGTTGACAGCGACCTTAGCTCTCTTGGAACCAGACTCCACACCGCTGGGGTTGGAGCCTATGTTGATATTAAGATCGTTTTCGTCAGCCATCAGTTGAACCTTATCTCGCCGCCGCGGCCAGCCATCTTGAGCAGCTCGTTAAGGTCGTTCCCCCGATGTCCCCCGGAAGCAGGTTTACCTGTATCCGTTTTCTTCTTGGACTTCGGATCCTTTATGAGACCCAGATACCCAGCAGCAGCTATATAGACAGGAGGTCCATTGTCTTCCCACCACGCGATCATCGCATTGTATTTGCGGAAAGACCATCTCCTCCTTACTCCGTCCCAACTGCCTCCCTCACAGCCTGCGGCGACGAGTTCGGCGATGTAGCGGGTGCAGTCTCCATTGAAGGGCTCGCCTCCTGTCCCGCTTCCGCTTCCCCCTGCTCGACATCCCGAATGAGGTCAGCATTCTTTAGGACCGCGATGATTGCATCCCTAACTTGTTCGAGTTCTCGAGCTTTTAACTGCTTCTTGAAGAAGAGAGTTACAGCCTCAAACTTCTCGTCCATCGTAAGCTCAGCCTCAGGTCGGATACCAAACCGAGCCTCCTCGAAGTTCTCATCCTCAAGAAGACAGGCAGCGATGATACGAAGGCCCGCCGCAGTTCCACGGATGGGGTCGAGCATAAGCGTTGCCTCTTCGATGAAAGGCCATGCTCGTTCAATTGCAGCGAAGTTCATCTCGGGAAGATCGTAATTCTTCGACCCGATGGTAATCTGTGATGGTTGTGCCATTTGGTGTCCCTCCGTCAGGCAGTTAAGTCAGTGTGGGCGACAACTTGGAGCCTGCCGCCCACACCTAGTTCGGATTACGCGCCGCCGCCCGTGATGGACGTGGTGGTGATCCGAGCAACTCGATTGGCCGAGTCGGCCATCGACTGACCCGACAGCTCAGCGATCAGGTAGTCATCCTGCTTAAGCGGGAGAGACAGCTTCTCGGCAGTGTTGCTGTAGAGCAGCATGGTGAAGTTCTTGCCCTCATAAATCTGCGAGAGCACCAGCTGGAACTTCGGAGTCGATCCCATAAGCTGGTTGGTGATCTCCAACGATCCGCCGGTCGATGCCGACTCATACAGGTAGTTGAACAGAAGCGCCTTGCCCGCATCGCCAACTGCGAACGTATAGACACCCGCAGCGCTGACCGTATACTGACCGGTCGTCGGTGCCGATGGGACCTGCTTGAGCGGAGCGCCGGTTGCAGCATAGTAGACTCCCAAATCCATGACGAAGTCAGCACCGTGAGCGACAGTCACCGTGTAGGTGGACATCGCCGGAACACTGGCTGGCTCATTGAACACCTGGATCAGCTCGTCACCGGTATCGACCGTGCCGCCGAAGAAGATCTGATTGAAGGCACTGATATCGATATTGCCGGTCGATGCCTTCCACTCGATCGTGGTCTTGCCGCGAGCGGTGTCCAGAGCAAACTGATACTGACCGAACAGCTGCTTCAGGTCACCGTTGAAGTCCACCGACACGTCTTGCAACGCGCCGAAACGAAGGGGGGCACCACCTCCCACGGGCGTCGCAAAGAGCTGCCCGGTGCCGAAGACGTATTGAGACATACTTCAAGCTCCTTGTTTAATCAAACACCCAACCCGGGACACTCCCGAGCTTTCACAGACTGGGGACATCCCCGCATCCGGGCCCGTGAAACTCATTATGGCACCAAAAGTTTAATAGGAATAACTAACATGCCTTGCCCATCGATATCCCCGGGGTCCTTGAATATCCTTCCCGAGATAAAGCAGTGATGGACTAATCCTCCCAAGGTATTTCGCTTCTCGAAGAAGCCCACATCCTGTGGCTTAGGAGATAGCACTTTCCTAGCCGATTGAAGGATGCGGTTATTCTCGATAGCCCCCAGTTGAGATTTGCTATTGCCTACACACTGGTAGATAATCCAGTTGGCTTCTAGGACGGTCTTGTAGGGTAGGCCCGTCTTCTGTTCGGAGATCTCGCCGTGCTCTGCCTGAAATCCCGCAGCCTGTTGATCGAAGGGAACATCCGCAAACAGTTTAACTCTTCTACTGGTAGTGATGAGCTTTACCTTCTTCCCCGTCACCGAGGTCCAAGACATCTCAGCCATCCGTTCAAAGAGAGTTTGGAATATCTCCTCATAGTTAAAGGGCCCGTTAGATTGATCCCCGATAGCCGAGCTAACCACAGCCATGGAGGCGAAGTCAATATCGGAGGACCCCTCGTTCCCGTTTCCGATGATGGCTTCTGAGTCTTCTCCCATCGGGTCTAGGATGATATGGCTATCACCCGTGATCTCAAGGCTACCTGAACTACCCGTTGTCATACCCTGCAATGAGAAATCAGCGCTACCCGTAATCGCAAGGCTACCTAAACCACTGGTCATCATCCCATAAAAGGGGAACGCAGCGCTACCAGTAATAGGCATTGTGGAAGATGATGCGCAGACCATCTCGCCGAAGGTAACAGAAGAGATAGCTCCCAGGGAAGAGCCTCCGACAGCTCCCACAGTCATGTCGCCGAACGTTAAAGTCGATGTAGCCGAGACGAGCAGACTACCCTGCCCCTGTGAGGTCATTCCACTAAAGGCAATAGCGGAAGAACCTACAATAGTAAAGGTGCCTGCTGCGGTCGAAGACATCCCTCCAAAGGTTACGGAGGATGAACCCCTGTTAAGGATCGTCCCCGTGGCCGAGGAAGTCATGGCCCCGAGTGTAGTGTTTACCGCACCGGTGATAGCTAAAGCCCCGGAGGATGAGGAAGCTAGGCTACCAAAGGTGAAAGAAGAAGTTCCAGTGTTACCCGAAGAGGTATCATAGGTGAGGACGATGATACCGTCTGCTGCAGCAGCTACCGATCTTACAGTGCTGGTATTCTGTCCACCGCCCGCACCGCCACCGTAGCCGCCGCCATTGCCGCCGGTTCCTCCCGAGATACCTGTGCCGCCGCCTCCACCCCCGGGACCC